TCTGTATCTGCGACAACAAATTGATTACCACTATTATCGTTATCTTTTCGGACATCTAAGAAAGCAGCAGCACTTGTGCCACCTATTGCCAAATTACTATCTATATATATTCCTGCCGTGCTAGTTCCAATATTTCCAACTGTTGAGCCATCTTTTCTTATGCTTAAAACATCACCATCACTTGTAAGTCTATTTAAAGACAATGGACTGCCACCATCTCTAGTAATATGACTACCTACACTAGAAAGTAAAGCACCTGCTGTTGATATGCCTGAAGAAGTTTTGTTAACTATTAAATAGCCATCTGTATTTATCCTTGCTGCTTCACTACCATCAACTTTAAAATTTATAATAGAACTAGATTCGGCATCACCATAGTCTGCATCTAATGTTATATTGCCTGAACCAAAATTAATCTTAGCACCACCACCATCTGTATCTGTTCCTCTAATAACTGGTGAAGCTCCTGATAATTCTAAAAGATCGCTTGGTGAGCCAGTTCCGATACCAGTTTGACCAGTATCATCTATTACGAATCTTGTATATTTAGTGCCACCCTCACTTGCAGCTTCTTGTATTAAAAACCTTCCATTAGAATCAATACCTTGTTGCCATATTTGCCCTGTTCCTGTTCTGGATAATCTAAAATTAGGAGCAGTTGCGTGAGAAATGTGTAAAGGGGCATTTACTGTACTCGCACCTATACCTAAATTTCCAGAACTATCAATCCTTACTGCTTCTGTTCCTGATGCATTCTCAAATCGTATATCATCACCTTTTACTTTTAATGCACCATCACCCACCAAATCTAAGAAGCCATGGCTTCCATTATGATAAATTTTGAAATCATCACCTGTTCCAAGAACTAAGTCTTTTGAATCTGCTAATTTAATTTGTTCAAGGTTGTATAAGACACGACCACTATTTAAAACATTAGTCGTACCCATTTTTAAATTACCAGAATGAATATAAAAATGTCCGTCAGTATCTACAGTCAACTTGACTAGATTATTAGCTAAAAAAGATAGATTGTGATTAGTATGAGCACCTACATAAGCAGTTGTATCATCTGCCATTATCTTAGAAGTAACAGTATTGGTTGTGTCTGTTGCTCTTACTTGTGCTGAATTTGCGTGACTTACTTCTATATTGCCACCGAATGTAGCTGCACCTGCATCACTTATAGTTAATCTATAAGCAGAGTTCGTTACGTCATAAATACCAAAAGCACCATCATTATTAATGATTGAATAATCAGAATTATGGTCAGTGTCAGTTAAATTTATTCTTGGATATGTGTAACTGAGAGTTAAATTACCACCTAATGTTGCTCCTGAATTTAATGTAGCTGCACCTGCTTCTGACATATCAAGGGTAAGGGCAGTAATTGTACTTCCACCATCGTTGCCTTGAAATATTATATCTTTATCGCTAATTGCATTCTTAATAGTTACGTCATTTGCCGCCATACTAATATGACCAACTTCCCCTGCCGCATATAATTTAATTTCTCCACCAGCTGCATCAAGAATAATGTCTCCTGCAACATCTAAAGTTAAATCTCCACCATCAGATATAGTTGAGCCATCTATGGTTATATCGTCAACTGTAAGTGAAGTAGATGTTATAGCACCTGTTACATTAAATGGTTTATTAACACTTAATCTAGTATTTGAGTGTTCCCAAGTTAAAGTTGGGGTAGTGCCTGATGACCAAGCACCAAATGTTAAACCTGCTCCATCTGTTGCTGAACTTGTTGTGGCACTCTTACCTACAGTAATATTTAAGTCAGCAACATCTAAAGTTGTACTATTAACTGTAGTCGTTGTTCCACTTACTGTTAAATCGCCTGTAACTGTTAAATTATCTGCAACGGTTACTTCTGAAGTAGTATGTCCTATTGTGATAGGTACACCACTTGTTTCAGTTGCTATTTTTAGGGTTCCTGTAGAGTTTTCAATATATGAGTTAGAACCATCATGATAGATTTCTAAGTCTTGAGCAGCTCCTAGTCTTATTTTTTCACTATCACCTACATCTACTCCATCAGAGGTAACTACACCTGTTACTGTTACACCACCTGATGAAGTGGCTAGTTTTACACTACCTGCATGTCTTAAATCAACTGCACCACCTGTTAAGGCTTGTATATAAGTTTGTGATCCATCTCCTCTTTGTAGTAAAAGATTATCAGCAAGAATTTTTAAGTTTCCTGTTCCTATATCTTTTACATAAGAATGAGAACCATCGTGATAGATTTCTAAATCATCACCAGAACCAAAGATAGCTTTACTATCATCGCCAAGTTTTACATCATGGTTAAAAGATGCAGTACCTGCGTCTGACATATCCAGAGTTAATGCAGTTATTTCTGAATTATTATCTGTCCCTTTAAAAAGCATATTTGCATCATTAACATTTGCTTTAAGAACAGCATTGTTAGACACATTATGAATACCTAGTATTGTTGTTCCTGCATCAGAAAATGTCCAATCACCACCATCTGCATCAAGAGTAATATCTCCACCTACATCTAATGTAAGATCACCTGAATCAGAAATAGTAGAGCCATTTATAGTAATGTCATCTACTGTTAAAGTTGTTAATGTTCCTAAACTGGTAACATTAGTTTGTGCTGCAGTTGATAGAGTTCCTGCCAATTCTCCACCAGAACCATAAACAACAGCTTTGCTGTTTACGACTGTATTAGCTGAAGAACCATCTAATAAATTTAGTTCGGCTGCTGTTGAAGTTATTGTAGTACCATCAAAGTTAATGGCATCTACATAAGCTGTACCATCAATATATAAATCTTTCCATTCAGAACCTGTAGCACCTATATCATAAGTATTATCAGCACTTGGTAAAAGATTAGAAGCTACATCAGCACTAAAGGCTACTGTATCAGAAGCTGCATCTCCAAATGTTAGATTACCTGCTATAGTAGCTGTACCTGTAACTGTTAAATTTCCACCTACTGCAAGATTTCCTGAAATATCTGTAGCACCATTAATATCTATAGTTGTTGCAGCTATTTGTACTTCTGTATCTGCAACTATATCAAGCTGACCATCAGCACTAGAGTTTATGTATAAACCACTGTCTCTGAATTGTATTTTCTGGTTTGTGGTTGTGGTATTGCCATTAGCTAATACTTCTGGAAGTGTATCTACAGTAGCTACCTGTGCATCCACATAGGCTTTAATGGATTGCTGTGTAGCCAGTTTTGTTGCACTATTTGAACTTAAATTATCTTCATCCAATACCCCAGTTACAGAAGCACCACCTGCTGTAAAAGTTAAACTTGCTAATTTAGTGACCAAAGATGTTGCATTACTGGAAGTAGTTGCCAACCATCTTGTATTTGAGTGGTCATATATTACAGTTGAACCTGCATCAGACGCACCTAGGGTTTCTGCTGTGGTTGTTATTCCTAATAATGCTTCAGTTCCTGCAAGTCCCTGTGTTCCTACTGTTATTACGCTAATAGCGTCTGCATCTGTAACAGTTACTTTGTTTATCGTGTTTGTATTAGTTGTTGATACCTTTGATATTGCCATTATCTACTTATATTCCTTCTTACTGTGTAAGTTCCTTCAAGTATTCTATAAACATTTGATGAACCATCTACTATTTCTAAATCATACACCCCATCACCTGCAGTTAAATTAGCTGTATCTGAAGCAGATATACTTAATGTTACAGTACCTGCAGCACCACCTAGAGCAATTCTGCTATTTGAAGTTGTTAGTGTAATTATTGTTGAAGAACTTTCAGGATTTTCCCTCAAGTCCATTTCTGCTGATGCGTAACCAGATAAATTGATTACTGTGTCGCTTGAATCTTTAAGCGTTAGGGTCTGACCAAATGTTGCCCCTTGTTCTATTATAAAATGATGATAACCTGCACTCATACCTTTTTCCTATATCTAGTATGGTATCTACCATCATAAGCGTCTGCTTCGTTAATCTTATCACTATGTACCTAAGATACAATAATGAAATATCAGTAGAGTTATAGGTTACGAACTTTTCTTCTTAGTAGTTCTCTTTTTAGTAGTCTTTTTAGCAGTAGACTTCTTCTTAGGAGCCTTACCACCTTCCCATGCTTCATTCACATCTGGTGTATCAGGGTCATCTCCTTTAAGCGTTCCATCTTCATTTCTTGCTCTTACTGGTTCGCTTGTTTCTTCTGCCCCAGTCTCTGCTTTGACTTCCATCGCCCAACCATTCTCTACAAAAGTGTTCATTACGTCTTGTTGCCAATCCTCTTTAGCTTCTACTAATTCATCAACAACATACAATTTTGTATCTGTGCCTAATTCATTAGCTGCAGCAGGTTTGGGAACTATAATTTTAAATGTCTTTTTTGCCATGTCTTTTTCCTTGTTGAAGGTAGTGGGGGCATACACCCCCACATCCTATTCTCCTTACGAGTTATGTGCTGTAAAAGCGTTGTCTGTGCTATGTCTAGCACTTCCTCTCACAACCATCGCACCAATAGGTGTTCCGTTTGAGTGAGTTCCAGTCTTAGCTAGTACAACTCTGATATACCTCTTGTTGCCTACATAGCCGATTCTAAAGATACCACCTGCTGTGTCAGGGTTACCATTAGCAGTACCATCTAGTTTCAGGAATATTCCACCTGAATCAATAGTACCATCTACTACACTGGCTTGGGCACAATCAGTGTAAGTTGAGTCGTCATCAGATTCCTCTAAAGAAACCTCAAAATAAACAGAACTAGAAAGAGTATCTCCTTCTGCTCCAACATCAACTAATACAGTTGCACTTTCATAACCTTGTAAATCAACGCCAGTACCATTACCTGCTGCAGTTTTAACTGCATTGATAATAGAAACAGCAGGAGATATGTTATTGGATAAGTCTTTCATAATTTACTCCTAGCTTACGCTGATACTTTTTGTTTAACAACTGCTTCAGCCTGTATGACCTGTCCACCAACCCTTCTTCTAGCAACGTATCTTACGTTACCTGAAGTAGCTTGTGTGAATGGGTCTCTGCTTACAGACAAAGCAACCCTGTCTACAATCATGTATGCCCTTCTGAAATCACCAAACAGTATAGGATAAGCATTAGCTGCTACGTCTGGCATATCAGTAGCTTCTACATAAGGGTGCCCTAATATAGTATTAGGAACTCCTGCTTGTAGAGACATACCTGTTTGAAACACATACTGTCCTGCAGTATCTTTAAGTTTTCTTATAGCAGAAAGTGTGCTTCTATTTAGAACAAAAGTACCATTTCTTCCATAATCAGACTTAATGCTGTGAACTAATGTGATCAGACCATCAGCTAATAATGTACTAGCATGACCTGAATTAGATTCACTAACATCACTATTGGTTAATAAACCTTCAGGTTTACCAACAGCGTTTCCACTTACAAATGCAGTACCTTCAGCCTTCGCAAATTGCTCTGCGAACTCTGATTGCATTTCAGCTTCAAGATCAAAGACTGAATCTTCTAAGTTTTGCTCAGAAATATCAACTAAGGCATACAACTCATGTGCAGGCAATTCTTCTAAAGCCACATTATATCCTGTGGTTTCAGACCTTGTTCCTGCTTCTGCTACCCATGAGGCAGAGAATTGTGCTGAACGCTTAGGCACTTGGATTGATCTTTGTCCAGTGCTTCTCACTCTTGCTATTGAACGAATAGGTGAGATTTCTGTTACTGTTTTCAGTAACTCTCTCACATACTCAGGTGGTGCAAGATATCCACCAGTGCTGTCATTGCTGACAGTTAGCGCTTTCTTTTCATCAGGTTCTAATCCTTCCAGACCTTTTCTGATAAATTTAGAGAACGACTCACAAGTTTCATCAATTTGCTTAACGTCATAGCCTGAGTTTGGTCTTTTCATGACCGTTTCAAGCTGTTCCATTTGCTCTTTGATTCCGTCTTGTGCAAGTTTGGCTTGGGTCACCTCTTGGTTGATTACTTCTAAGCCGTCAAGTTTGCTCTCAATGTTAGCAATCTTGTCGTCTAAAAGCGTATCATGACCCTTGCCTGATTCAAGTGCTTCTAACTTTTCGTCATTAGCTTTTTTAAATTCTTCAAAAGCTTGACCCAACTCAGAAACAACTTCTTTTATATCATCAGACATAATTTGCTCCTTACAACTTATTTATGGTTAATGTTAAATGTTTAATGGCATCTACCAGTTCAGCACCATCATCAACCTCTCGCTGAATAAATGCTTGGTTGACAGCCTTTGCTGCAACCTTAGATTCAGAACGAGATAAGTTGAAAGCATCACGCAGTCCGTTCTCCCATTCTCTAATAGAAATTTCCTCACCCTTCACCTGCCTTACGGTAGCTTTAGGGTTCATAGGAAAAGTCACAAGACTAATTTCCATTAGGTCTACTTCTTTGATAGTGCGTTGATTTTTACGCTTATCATAAGAAACCGATTTAGGGTTCACTCTAAAGCCTATACTAAGACCATCTAAAGCACCCATTTTTAATAATTCATAGGCATCTTTGCCTGCTTGTGTTTTGAGAGCCAACCTCCCCTTAACATAAAGACCGTGAGAATCTTCCCTTATTTCGTCAAACACCCCTATAGGCATATCTGATTTATGTTGATAGAGAAGCTTGACTCCCTTCTCCCCCCTCTGGTCTAAACTTTTTTGGAAAGCACCTTTCTTAATGATGTCATTGCCCAAATCCGTGTTGTTGAATACCGAACCATAACCTTCAAAAGTTCCATCATCTGATTCAGCTTTTATTTCTGATTTAATTTCTATAAAGGACTTTTCTTCATAGTCAGCTTCAGTAGTTACTTCTTTATCTTCTACTACTTCCAGATGTTCTTTGTCATTCTCGTTGGAATCTTCAGGCGAATCGTACTGATCTGTACTGACAGCTTGTTCAGGTTCATTAGTTATTAACTCACTGCTCATAGTGCTATCTCCAATTTTATACTACATATAGTAGTATTTTTTTTCATTCTACACAATATCTTGTTGATCTGCATAAATAATTACACATCTACAATTAATTACATTTCTAGCACCACCCCTTGAATCTCCTGTGTGTGCCATAGGTGCTCCCCCTATATCAAAATCTTCATCCATCACCCTAGTTTGTCCATTTGCTGCTGCGTGGTGTGATCTAGTCCTGCCATCATTAGTTGCCATCCATTTTTTAACTATTATCCCACCGTAATCAGATTCTACTTTTTTGTAGTATTTGTGATGTGCAAATCCTGCTGCGTTATGGGTTTCAGTTCTAGCTATAGTAGCAGCTCTCGCCCTTGATATGGGTCTTAATTTGGTACTGATATTTGCTGCTATTTCTCTAAGTGTCAGACCTTCCTCTCTACCTTGTTGTATTATTTTCTCTACTCTACGAGCCATATTGGCTGAAATACCTGACAATACTAACTCCCTAGACTTGTAATATTCTTCTATCCAAGCTTCTATATCTACGTTCCTATCAAAAACAAATACTTCATCTTCCTTTTTATCTAGTCTATTGACATCATTATTACTATTCACAATGGTTCTAAAAACTCTGCGATAATGTTTGGTTATTGTCGGTGTGAGTTCTTCTTGTAAATCCCTTGATGCCACATCCACTTCATATTGACCATATTCTCTGTATAGAAAAGCTTTAGTGTTTATGAATTTAAAGAGTAAAGAAGTTAATTTTTTATAGAATGACTTTTCTAAATTGTTCCTTATTCTGCTTTGCCTTCTCAGTTCTTGTCGTGGATTAACCCTGCCCCTTCTGAAGCGTCTTAATTGCTTCTGTTGGGGTTTCATTCTTTAGTGTTTACTTCCTTTATAAAAGATACCTCTGCTTTACTTTCGTTTTCTATTTGTTCTCTTTTCTTTTTTGACCAACTAAAAGCTGCATCACCACCCCATAATGCCCAAGCTATTCTACCATTAGAAGGATAGCCCTTTTCACCCTGCTTGAATCCTTCTGCTTGTTTATCTACTTCATGTCTTTTGAAAAAACTATACATTCTTTTAACAGTATCTGGTGATAGGTTTTCTCTTTTAATAAGTTGACTTGCTCTAGTAGAACCTATATTAGTACCACCTCTGCCAAACTCTTTTCGCCAATCTAAACCTCGTTGTGCTTCTTCAGCCATACCTGCTGTTGGTTTGAAGTCTATATCAGATATTGCTTTTTCATCTTCTTCATAGATGTCTAATTCTTCGTCATCTAAAGGGTCAGCAGGTTCTTCTGTGGCTTCTGCTCCTAATGGGAATAGGTTGGCTGATATATATAGTTCATCCCCACCATCAACAGGGCTAAGACCTATAGTTTGTCTTGCTTCATTCCTAGTCATTATTCCTTCTCTTACAGCAGAGGTTATATTTTCGTAGGTTTTTCTCTTTCTTTCAGCTAAGGCAGGTATAGCGTCTACATCAAAACAAAAATATATATCTTGATCAAACATAGGTACTAACCACTCATTTATATCTGACTCTATTTTTCTTAAATGAGGAATAATAGTTTCTTCATATAAGGCAAGTCTTGCTTCTGCTACATTTGCATAAGTCTGTGCATCTGGAACTCCTACTAATTGACTTGGTACTCCAAAACACATAGCTATATCTGTAGCTGCCATGTGCTTCAAGTTCAAGAAGTCCATGTCTTTAGGTGATAATCCCATTTCTTTCCAATCAAAATCACCTTCTAACAACATTGGTCTACCTGCATTAGCAGTACCACTAAACCTATTATTAAGATCAGTTAATAATTGCTGTCTTTGTGATTCAGTAAGATTAACTGCATAACCTGCATCATCTTGTGGTTTAAATATAACTGCACCACTAGGTCTTGCACCATTATCTAGGAGATTCACATTATGCTTCCCTGCCATATTGTGTTGGTCAACTTCTAATGCTGCTGCCGACATAGGAGACAAGCCATAGTAATCATCTAATGGATTCCATAGCTTTATATGTTTAACTTCACTGAATCCTGTAGTGTCATCTACTAAGTAAGTGGCTTCAACCCTACCATTAATAACATATTCATATCTATCTGGTATTGGTTTGTTTCCACCTTTTATATTAATTCTGTCAGGTCTAAGTAAGTGCAATTCTTTTGGTGCTCCAAGATCAGAACCTACTTTCAATATATAAGCATTACCACTTAACAGTAAGAATCCGAATACACTATTGAAGAACTCACTGTGTGACTGCAGGGGATTAGGACGAGACAATAGAGATATTATAGGGTGACTCTCTAACACCTGATCCCCTGACTTGACCATAAAAGGCACTGCACTCGCACCTTTTGCTATTTCATTTACGCATCTAAAGACTATGCTATTTTTCATATAGCCCTCTTTTGCTAAATCTTCGTATTTATAAACTTTGTTCCTTGAAGTGCCTACTCCAAAATAACCTACCATATTACCTGCGTCTTTTTTTTCGGTAGGGTTTCCAGTGAAAACATTTTTGATATTGTCAAATATTGCCATTAACTTATTCTCCAGTTCACTTCACCCCTTGATTTACTCAATTCGGTTAGACCCCATACTAAAGCATCTAGTCTGTCAGGGGAAGTATTAGTTTCTCCTGTATAGCTTACCATTTGTTGCTCTAACTCTGGTAAGTACCCTATATGATGTACTTTTTTCTGTTCATAAAGAGCACTTACAGGCTCTGCTCTTAACATCTTTCCTCTTGTTGCTCTCACTGCTCTATAGGGGCAAGTGGGGTCTATTGACCTTATAAGTCTTTCTACTAAATCCCCACCCTGATTTACCTCTGCTACTAAATGATTAGCGTCATATTCATAAACAGCTTGTATAGCTTTTCTTGCCCACTGGTCAGGTGTATAAATTCCTGATATATCGTCTATAACATAATATTTATCGGCAAAGTCTTTTCCTACTATTACTATCCCAGTTTCATCAGAATTAGCGTGTGAAGTCACAGCAGGGTCTACTGCTACAACAATCTTTTTCAATTCTATGTCTGTTTCTTCTGAAAGCCTTGTTTCTTCTATCATTTTGTTATTCCACAACGCACCTTCAAAATCCTCTAGTATCTCAGCGTACAATTCCTGTCTACCTAATACTGTGCCCTCATATCTTTCCTTAAACATAGATAGGGCAGTTGCAGCAAGATTTTCTTCATTTTCAAATGTATTGCCTCTTGTAACAATAACGTCATCTCTTTCCACTAAATTTTTTATTAATGGTATAGGTTTCGGTGTTGTAGTAATAACGCATTGTGGGTTATTACCAAGCCTTAATCCAAACATTAATTGGTCAAATGCTTCTGAATATCTCCAAGCTGCTAATTCATCACACCATGCCCTATGAAATTGTGCTCCTCTTAATCTCTCTGGATTGATGGCAGCATAACCAACTATTTTTGAACCATTATGTAAATGTATTTCCTCTCCCCGATAGGATGAATAACCTGAACCTTCTTTCCTAAAACATTCTTCAGGTATAACCGATAGTAAACCACTTTCTCCATCAAAACAGGTTCTTCTAAGGTCTCCATGTGTAGGTGCTACTACTGCACATATAACATTAGGATTTCTTAACGCATATAATGCTAAATCTTGTGCACCTGTTCTAGTCTTGCCCCAACCTCGTCCTGCTAGTATCAGCCATATTAAATGATCTTCTAATGGATTAATCTGCTTTGGTCTAGCAGTGTTAAGCCATTCAGTGTATTGGTTTATCGTCTGCCTTTCTGCGTTGTTCTGCAACTGTGTCCAAGAGTTCAAGAACTTCTGTGAAGGCTTCTGTTTGTTGTATGCTTCCATTTATATTTATTGAATCTGTTGATTCTCCAAAGGCTAACTTTGCTAACCTTTGTGCAGCTACTGCTGTATTTGCTAGGCTAAGAATCTGACTGGGGTTATCTGTTTTGTTGTCTTGCTCTAATGCTTTTAGGTTTCTATATACTTTGCCATATACTATTTCTAATAATTGATTGGCTACCTTTACACTTTTTGCATCAAACTTTTTAGACTCAACTACCATTTGTTTTGCTGTTTCTTCGTCTAACATAGCTTGTAGTTGCAGTTTAAATTCTTCTTTTTGTTGTCTCCAATTCTCTTTTTGAGACAACCTGAACAATGAAGTTTGAGAAACATTATACTTGCTGACCAATTCTACAATGGTTGAATAATGCCTTTCGCCTGTCTCTAACTCTACACCCTGCACAAATTCAGTTCTTAATTTAAGTGCTAAATCTTCTGATATTCTTTGTACTGTTGGTTTTTTATCCACTGTTTGTTCAATAATTATTCAGCTAATTTTGCCAACTATATTACAGATTGTTCTTAAACACAAAAAAAAGGGAGTCTATTGACCCCCTCTTTCTTTTGCTGTTTTCCTATAAATCTAATTTTCTATAGATGCTTATTGCTAGTGTTCTAGCCTTATCCCAATCTAAATCTTTGATATACTCTCCACCGTCCTCAGCAATTACTTGACAAGCGTGAATCAATCCTTCAGGGTCATCAGTTACTAATTCCGTAGCATAGGCTATTAGGAATTTTTCTTCTTGAGTAAGTTTGCTTTCCCTTCTTTTTATTTGAGCTTTGATATTCTTTTTTGCTTGCTCTATGGTTTCTGCTGAAGTAGTTAAACCCTTATATTTTCCTTTGTTTAATGTATATTGTGATTTCATTTTATCTCCTTTGCTGTTTTAAGATGACCAGAAAGTTTCTGAACTTCTGCTTGCAGAGTAAGGTGTGTTTAGTGGTTCTATAAAAGTATCACCAGTCATAAAACATTTTTTAATTACCATAGGCTCTTTACTTTTAAATTCGTTTTCTTCTATGACCACTGCTCTTTGAAGAATCTCTAACTCTTTGCCAGTGTTATTATCAAATCCACCAACTCCGTATTCGTTTATGTACTCAGCATTTCTCGTTGCAACCTTTTTAATTTTAGATGTCAAAGAAGTTTTTGCACCTCTTACTGAGTCAAAGAATCTTGTTGAGCCATACTGATTGATTACAACCTTGTATGTTTGTGGGTCTATTATTAAGTATTTCATTTTATCTCCTTTGGTTTTATCTATTGTATTTCGTCACTGGACTGGACGACATCTATCTTTTCACCATTGGTTCTTTGATAAGTCCAACCGTGTCTCTCATATCCAATGTCTGATTTTGTGTATCTGGTTTCAGCTACTTCCTGTTTGAAGTACGTTGGTATACGACCTGCCCATGACCAAACTTCATAATCTCCATTCCCTCTGATTTCTAAAAGATCATCTTCTATTATAAATTGTGTCTTTTGATGACCGTTAGTAAGTTCAAGTTTTTCTTGTTCTGCAAACTCTTGTCTCATGTAACGGAATTTTAGACCTTTGGATTCAAGTGTGTCTTTTATCTCAGCCTGTGAGAACCCTTCTAGTTTAATTTGTTTGTGAAATTTCATTTTATCTCCTTCAAGTTAAGTAACAGGCTTTATGCCTGCTTTTTGATGCTAAGTAAAAATCTTTCTTCTAACTCTTTTCTCACTTCATCATGACTGTTAGAAGCCTCAACTATCATTTCAACAGTAACCCCATTTACTTCTGCAACTTTTTTTATGAATGTTCTGTATGCAGATTCAAATAATTTTACTGTTTCATGTTGTATTTTTTGATTATTTTTTGTCATTTTATCTCCTTTCATTTAATTAACACTATCCATTATAGTCCCTTTTGGATTTATTGCAACACTTTTTTGCACCACATAGCCCATAAAGTTATAGCTCTGCCAAACCTTAGTTACAGTTCCTAACTGTTCTAACTCATCCTGTAGCTCTGATTCTCGTTTGCAAAACATAGACACTGATAGTTGCAAATCTTTATCCAGTATCTCTTTTTCTGTAAAACCTTTTCTTTTCTCTTGTATGTGCAACCTGTGTATAAGTGATTGCAACCTAGAGTCTTCCAAATATACTTTTTCTGAGATCAACAGCTTTGAACCCAACTTTATGTGTTGCTTTAAAAGATTGAGCACTCTAGCCCTCTTTTCACCACCTAAAAACTGTAAGAAAAACATACTGACAATAACAGAAGTAACAGCTTTGTTTTGCAACTGGTTTTCTAGCCACTTTTCTACATCACCTTCTATAAATAAAAAATTGTCCCTCCTTGTTTCCATGTCTACTGTGTCTACACCCACATACTTACAACCTTCTATCTGTGTCAAACCACTTAAAAATCTACCTGTAGAACAACCTATGTCTACAACAGTGGTTTCTGGTTGAGCAAACTCATGTGTAATGTGTTTGAATATGTTGTCCAGTGTCAAATAATTTGGTATTGATAACTCTATGTGTTTTTCAAAATCATCAACCTTTTTAAAATCAAATCTCCCCATTGTGCACCTTCTTTAATCTGTCTCCTATATACTCCATAACATTGATTGACATAGCCCTACCACAGGCTTCATATCTTTTAGAAACAGGACATTCTTCTTTTGGTTTACCTCTGTATGGTATCTGTGTGTAGTTGTCTGGAAATCCTTGTAATCTCTCAGCTTCTATTGGGGTGATTCTCCTTATAATGTTGTTTTTTCCTTCTGACTGTGTGTCTTCTGCAAACACTATAGGCTGTCTGTTACCTCCTGTCATGGCTGTAAGTGTCGGTGATATTTCATCTTTATATATACGAGGGCTTTTATCAGGTGTGCTAGTTTCAATGACAGTGTATCTATCATGTGCTGTTTGTGCCCAAGACACATCCTCATCAATTTTATACAAACTTTCTGTGTCTATTTTTTTCCAATATCTTTTTGTATCACTCTTTGCAAAGTCTGTTTCAGGGTTTTGGGTATTTTTGCTCCGTTTTCTTCTACTCGGTTTAGGATTTTCTGGCATTGAGCTTGAGTCAAATAATACTTTTCCTGCACTTCTCCAATCTCTAATATGTCCGATAACAAAGACACGCCTTCTCCTTTGGGGGATAGCTCTTGGAAATCGTTGTGTTCTGACATACTCAGTGTTAAGAACCCTGTAGGCGAACCCATACCTGCATTCTGCCAAACCTCCGAGAAAGGAAGCAAAGTCCCGTCCTCCATTAGACGACAAGACGCCGCACACATTTTCCCAGACGACCCAAGTGGGTTGGAGTCTCTGAGCCAATTTAATAAACTCAAGTGCGAGGTTTCCCCTTTCTGTATTGATACCTTTGCGAAGTCCAGCAATGCTGAATGTTGCACAGGGAGTTCCTCCCACAAGGACATCTGGTTGTGCTCTAAGGTCTGTTTTTTGGATTTTTGTGAAGTCGCCATAATTTTTTACCTCAGGATAATGATATTCTAAAACTGCTGACCTAAAGGGGTCAATTTCTGATAAGCCTACTGGCTCAAAACCTAATGGATTCCAAGCCACACCTACTGACTCTATGCCACTACAAATTGATAGATATTTGATTTTGCTCATTTAGTCGTGGCAAAAACAATCCATATTTTCGTCATGCCTTACCTGTGATGACCGTAATATTCATTGAATTTAGCTATGGCTTCTTCGTCTGTGTAAATCTTTTGATTAAATGATCTTTTTTCCTCACAGTCTAATGCCCACCAGTTATAGAAGTTATTAAAATAACTATTCTTAACATCATACTCAAATACTTCTTTCATTCTCATTCTGTCCTCCAAACTCTGAAGCCATTTTCCCATTTTTTTGTTGTCCCTTTAAAACCATGGCGCTTTAATTTTAAACGTATTGCGCTAGCCATATTTTGAGTTGGACAGAAAACTGAATCACCTACTTCTAGACTGTATATGTCAAAATAATATTTTGATGATTTTAGTCGTTTGTTAGGTATAGGTATGTCCTTTTCAATTTTAAAATCTTCACTCATTTTTCCCCCTTATATTAATTTTCTTTTGCTTGTATTTCTTCTACTTTAAGCCAAATCTCTCTACCTAAAAAATATGGCATATATATCAAAAGCGTTAATATTACGAAACCCCCAAATAGTAATCCAATGAATGTATAGAATATAATGTCTCTAAACTTTTTCATGTGATCTCTCCAAATATTTTTCTTTCATGTTTTAGCTGTTGGTAGTTCTTTTCCTTCCTGTCATGTACCAAGATTAAGCTGAGTGCAGATTCTTGATTATTGCAAATAAAGCTCACACATTCCTTTGTGGTTCCCTCAAAGACAACATTCTTATTTTTCACTACTTTAGTCATTAGCATTTCTCCTCTTTGTTGTTTTTTATAGGTCTACCCCATTCATCATGAGGTTCTGTTGGTGCTTGTCCAAATTCTTCTTCCTTTAAATAATCACAATGTGTATTTTTTTTCATTTTCCCTGCCCCCTATATTTAGATTTACGCATACGCTTTTTGTGCTTGTTCATCGTGGCAGTTCCAACATTTCCTCTGCCTATGCTTGTTTTTTTCCCCCTAGACCCAGTAATGGGTTGGAAGCCTGTGTTGTTAAGTGTTGCTTTTCTCATTTTTTTCTCCATATAAATAATCAAATAATTTTCTAGCGTTATCCTCTGTATAAGGTTCTTGGTTGTGCATTTCTGCCAACAGGATATTAGCTAACCACCACCTTTGAAAGTTATCCTCATAAGATTCGTTTCTGCTGTATAAAAAACCTGCCATTAGTATATCTTTTTATTACCCCCCTAATTGGTATATAAATAAAAACAAAAATCCCCCCATCAGGAAGCAATAAGCCAACTGATATAGGAAGTTATTTAACTGTGGAAATCTTGGTTTAGTTCTAGTTGCCATTCTTTTCATTTTTCTATCTCCAAAATATCTATGTTTCTTTTGACTTTTATAACCTCAGCTCTTGCGTCATATTTGCTCCTAGCCATTCTTTTTTTAAACTCTCCTTGTGCTAACCATCTAGCGTGTTTTTCATCACTAGCATCTACGCATACAGTTGCTTCTGCTATGTCTGTTATTTTTATTTTGTATATCATATTATCTCCTATTAAATCTTGGTTACTTTTATTGACCATCCATAAGGTGCAAAAACTTTAAATGATTGATCAACCTCAAGATTTTCTAAATTTTCTATAGTTAAATCACCATCACCATCTTCATCAATACCCCAATTTCCCTCTATGCCATCTTTTTTAAATTCTGACATAGTAACTATTTGAGGTTCTGTTTTGCCATAAGCATCATCATTCCACTCTACTAAAAATTTCATTTCTCTCTCCTATAAAGGAAAGCAGGCTTTATGCCTGCTCCTCGTCAAATGATGTGCCACCATAACCCATGCTTTTTCTCCATGCTTTACCTGCATTGCCATAGATTCTTGTAGCTTTGTAGTCGTTGTCCATATCAACCTCAACTTCTACTTTTCTTTTAAAACCCATTTCCCAGAGTTCTTCATATCCTCTATGTAACTCGTCAAACAATTCTGTAGCTTCTTGTAAGCTAATATTGCGAATTTTGCTCAATCTGCGTATTGTAAAGTTTCTGTCCTCTAACTTCTCGTCTAAGAACTTTCTTATGGTTTTAGACTCTGGTGCTAGATTGATAGTCTTTGTTGTTTCGTATGTGTTTTTCATTTTATTTACCTCTCAAGTTATTAATGACTCCTATCTTATTCCCATTTGGATTATTTAGCAAGCATTAATTTCCATTATTTTAGAAGGGCAAATCATCATCAATTTCATAATAGAATTGTTTACTTTCATACAATGCCTTAGCCTGTTCTTTGCCATAGTTCTCTGGTAGACCGTAGTTCTCAAAGAAAGCCTTCTCATTTCCATACTTAGTGTGCAATAGGGCATGATGTTTTCTGCATAAACTAATACATTCATTATCTCCTGCTTTTACTCCAGACCTGAATCCTGTATTCGGTTGCAATAAGTGATGTGCTTCTACTATTCCTTCGCAAGATAAGAACCCTGCTTTTTGAATAAGACATTGTTGTTGCCTTATCCATTGCAGGTGTTCTTTATCTACGAATCGTTTAGCCATTAAAAGGGCACGTCAGACAAATCTTCTTTCCTTTGAACATACTGAGTTTTTTCTTCTTTAGGCTTGATGCTAATAGAAGTGTACTCTTGGTTGTTCTTAGACATCTTCTTCCAACCACCTAGCTTGAACACTCTGGGTTCTGTACTGCCACTGCCACTAGAAGGTATGCTAATTGCTCCTCCAATGTCAGGACTGTTAGCAGAGACCTTCTCATGCTCTTGGTTAATGTGCAGTAGACCCAGTGACATCATGAACTCATACTTAGGTTGCCCTTCTGAGTTGTGTGATTCCACTATAGCTACATAGTGCTTTTTGCCATCAAGAGTCAGCGTTCCTTTCCTCATGACCCTAGAGTCTGTCTCATGCCATAAGAAACCAGTCTTTTCGTTATCGTATTGTTGTTTTTCCACTTTTACCTCCTAAAATAAAGCGTGTTGTTGTTGTTTAAGAACCAGTTTGTATTCGTAGCCCTTACCTGAAGCCCTTCTTCTTTTCTGCAAAACCTCTCCGTAAGTTTCAAGATCATACTTTAAACGGACTTCTTGATGCCTGAACCTTCTAAGTCCTGCAGAAATCGTTGGCTCACCATAAAATTTATTTTCAAATTTTGTTGAGATAAGTTCTTGTAGTTGCCAAAAGCTATACCACCCCCCATCTTTCATAACCTGATAAAGACAATCTTCTAGTGTCATTTTGTTCATTTTATTTCTCCTAATATGTTTTCAATTTATTTTCACCAATATACGTCCCTAAGTCTTCCATTGACGAAAATTTTTGTTGATATAAGCCTATCCAGTCTCGGTCTGTACCATGAGGAACACAATAAAAAGATTCTTTGCCTGTTTCATTGTCTGTTTCTTGCCATGCAACGTAACCATAAATAGAACCTTCAAGAATTTTTTTTGTAATCCCTGTATCTTCCTTCCAAGATGGTTTTTTGCCACAGTGCCTACAGGGTTCTACTATCTTTTGTTTCATGACGACTCTCCTAGTTCAATTAATGACTGAAATCCCTTCTTGGTTTCCTTGTCATCATCAGACAAACTATCATAGGCTCTTTGTATCTCGTCCTTGTTCATTATGTATAGACCCTTAAATGAAGTCTTTTCATCTACTGTCTTTTGGAACTCTACTCTCATAGACACCAACAGGTCTTGTGCAGTTGCACAATTAGTCATAATGTTTCCATTAAGTTCTTTGATGTTGTAGCCAGAGGACGTATCAGGTGCTTCTGGTTTGCTGTTGATGGCATTGTCTACCTCAAAAGAAGAAGCGTATTCAGAGCCTCCGATACCACACGCAGAAAGTGCCCTGCCTATTGAGCTTGTGCAACAGTTTTCTAGTGCAGAAGTTTTGTTGACCATACCCTGATCTCTAAACTCCTCAGCATGGTCTCGTCCTATCAAATCCCACTTACCATCTTTGTAGATGTAAATGTCGGCTTGTACTACTACTCTTTGTAGATCGTTGACCAATATTTCAGTGACAATCTTTCCACTGCTTCCAAAATGTTTTCTGAATATTTCTACTCTTGTTGCTACTGTGGTGTAGAACTTACCTTTTATGTTTACCTTATCTTCATTAGAAAGACTGGCAATCTCATTGATACAATTTACTAATATATCATTCATTTTATACTCTCCATATTTTCTTGGCTTCAGTAATTTCAAAATCTGACCACATCCAATCGGAAAAGTCTGGGTACATCACTGAAGTTATTTCATGTAAATCGCCCAAAGCCAGAAGGTTCTGCATTGCTATTGCAGCACCTTTGACTTGTGACATCCATTTGTCCACATCGTTTACCTGCATTGTGACCACCTCTGCCTTTCGGCTAGTCACATATACATAGTCCACAAGTGGCACATATCCGTCTAAGGCTGTACTGTAAATGGACAGTTGCCTGTTGACTGAATCTGGTATCTCAGAAGGTAGTCTGCCAGTGGTCTTGATGTCCCTGACTATGCCTTCTTTATAAGTTAGATCGCAATACCCAATAATTTTTACTGGAAGTTCGTCTAACTGTAATTCTATTTTCTTTTGATAAGACTCAGGCTTACCTAAGTTCTTGTAATGTGGTATGGCAAGTTCAAGATACTTGGCTAAGTTCTGTTTCTCTTTGAGTTCTTTTTCATCGTCTACCTCAAAACCATCTTCTTTCTTTAGTTGCTTTATGGTTGTGTCGTATTCAAGAACTGCTCTTTGTATTGATTCTTGCAGTGGCAATGGGTCGTCAACCTGCCTTCCTATTTCGTGGTCACTTACTGTTCCTCTAATCATAGCTGAGTTGGTCTTACCTCTAATCTTGTGTAGATAGTTTAAAACCCACTTAGGGGGGTTAGAGATAAATAAGCTAAGGCTTGAGTTGGATAGGTGATCTATCTCAAAGTTATCAAACGGATTATTACTATTCATTTTATATCTCCCCTTTTTTTTCTAGGTAATTCTCTAACCACTCTCTTGCTTCTTTAAAATTCATACCACTAATAGTTATGGTGTTGATCTGTTCTTCTCCTTTGTAAACATTCCAACCCATGTAGTAGTCATCTGTTTTAATAAAGTAGTCTTTATATCCATAAAGAGACTTGCTTGAGTCATGCACATAGTTGTTATAGCAATTCTGTTGATGTTTGCCTTTGTGTAACCTTTTAAGTTTTACTTTCATTTTTTCACCTTTTTAGTTTTCATTTAATATAACTTAGTAGTATAATTCCTGTTTGGATTTTTTGCAAACCATTTAGGAATATATAAATCATGAAATTAGCAGACTATTTAAATAATAAATCATTAACTCAACACCAGTTTATTGAAGTGTGTAAAGAAAAAACTGGGCACACATTTACTCAAGGTTGCGTCAGCAAATGGGTTCTTGAAAAAAGACGACCCAGAGCAGACGAATGTAAAGTCATTTACAATTCCACTGATGGGAAAGTTTCCCCTAACGACTTTTACCTTTAACATTTTTTATTTTATGTTTAAGTGCAATTTCGGCTAACTTCTTGCTTGCCTTTGGATTTGTCTTAGGAACTGTTTTAAGGTCGTTTTGTATTGACCATGTGGTATTGACCCTCTTTTCCGTTTGTGCGTCTAAGAAGGCTTTATCTTTCGCCCATTGAGGCTTCCTGTCCTGTTCGCTAGTCCTCTTTTCGTGGCACTTAACTATTTGCTCTATGGTCTTGTTTTCGTAATCCAGATAATATTTCTGATTTAGCCATGTAGTGCAATGGGGTATGTAATTCTCTGGGGTCTTATTTAGTTCTGTTTCAACGGAAAACTTGTGGACTAATTCTTGTAACTTTTCTTCATCGTAGTCACCTATAGTTTCCTCATACTTTTGCCTAGCTTTATACTTTTTATTTTTTCTGGGGTACTCCTTCCAAAACTTTTCAAAACATTCATTAATATAATTATCTTTCTTATCATCTTTAGTATTGGAGGGTTCTGGAACGGTAAGGGTCACCGTACTGAGACCCCTATCCGTTTTTCCACCCATAGCCTTGCAAAAGTGGTATCTGTTGCTTGTGTGACCTCCTAATTCGTTTTTTCTATGCTCTATACTAATAAGACCTAAACTCTCAAATTCTTTTATAGCTCTTTGTACTCCTTTTGTATCTTTCAATCCTACTATGTCTGCAATGTGTCTGTAAGATGGGTAACAAGTTCCAAGTTCATCTGCGTAGTTTCCTAAGATCACTAATATAAATTTTTTACTTGGGGTTAAGCCTTCTACTTTTAAGGCTGAGTTCAAACATTCTATGGACATCTATCCTCCTTTTTTTTTGTGGGTTTAGAATACTAAATCCGTTCTGGTCTTGGGTCAACTCCTTCTGTCAATTAATACTAATGCTTGGTCGTAAGCCTGCTTCCAAGTCCAAGTACAATACTCGCCACCAGAACCTTCTTCAAAATAATCTTCATTTAGTTCTAAGTCATTTTGATCATAAACATCCAATCTCATTTCTCCTTCAAACCATTCCTCATTTCTTTCTATTCTGAGCCATTCATGTTTTGTAAGGAGTTCTTCGCATTTTTGCTTATAGCTTTTTACTGGTTTTCTTTTTACAGGCTCTTTGTATTTTGAAGTTAGCTTTTCTTCGTCATACTTCTTCTCATATTTAGCAATGCTTTTCTCAACCTTCTTCAAACTATTAGCTACTCTTTTAAGATTAGATTCATACTGCTTCTGTTTCTTTAAAAGATTCTCTTGTCTTGACTTGAGTTGGTTGTAGTTCTTATGAACTGGGTTGAGAATTTTCTTCTTTGGTTTATCGGCTAAAGCCTGCCTAGACTTTTCTATATAACCACCATCAAAAACAAATTTCGTCAACCTTAATTCTAATACTGCATGGTTGGCACTATGTGGTCTTTCATTGGGATATTTTTTATAGTGTGTTAGGTGTCCTATATCATGAACTATATTACTCCAACCACTTTCAGGATTAAGAGTTAAGACCTTAGTTCTCCAAGTAACCCAATTATCTCTATTACCTGAACCTTCTCTAATTTCATAAGGTAATTTCTTACCTATTTCTTTTTTCCAAAAAGTCCTTACAACTTTTTTTGCAATTTCAAAATCAACCTTTTCGGTTTTTTCGTTAGACCTAGAACGAATTGGAAACCCATTCTCTTTCCAAATGGTATTTATTTGTTGATACCTTTCTAATGCTTCTTTTGATGTTTTCACCTCATCCTCCTTTCTTTAGCTTTGCGATTATTGTTCTCTCTAACTCTTTCGTTTTCTTCAGCGAACCAGTCTTGAATAATATTCGCCTTGAGATCAGAGTCAGACAAATCGGTTTCATTAGATAGAAGTTTTAAGTGATTAGGTTTCACTATAAGACTTGCATAGTTGTTGTGCTTTTCTTCTTTAAAAGAAAATTTATATCCTTCACCTTCGTAAAGGACAGTGTTATTTTGCAATTTTGCTTTCATATTATCTCCTTCAATTTATAAATAACTACTCCATTATACACACTTTAAGCCAAATTGGAATAGTTAATTTATCTTTTTTACTGTTCAATTTTTGACCAGTTGGTAAAATAGACCTTTAATCATGGGGGAAAATGCAATGACGCAATATGATTATAAAGTTGATTCGGTTAGACAAAGATTGAAGGCTGAAGAACTGGACAGACAGATAGAATCTTACTATGCTGATTCTAAAATGGTCAGAACTAGATATAGGAGTGGACGTATTTTAATAAAATACAAAGACCCTAATCTACATTCAGTTGAAATATTTGAAGAACCTATATGAATAGTTGGTGGTATGCTTGGGATGCAGAACTTTCTGAGTCTGCTTGTGATGAACTTCGTATGCTCATCACCCAAGTTGACACCAAGCTAGGAGAAGTTGGTCACGACAATACCAGTCTTAACAAAAAGATAAGGTCATCTGAAATAGTAGGCATTGATTACAACAATCCTTATTCAGACTTTATCAACAGCCTTGTCTACAAATATATAGTCATGGCTAATAGGGAAAGTTTTGGCTTTAACTTAAATGGAATGTATGAGTTCCAATTAGGTAAATATAAAGCAGGAGACTTCTACACTGAGCACATGGACTGTAACTTGTTGAATAATGCTTCTCAAAGAAAGCTAAGTGTTACAGTTCAACTTAGTCACAGCAAAGAATATGAAGGTGGAGACTTTGTTTTTACTAAAGATATACCCACACCTGACAAAGAATTAATTAGGCAGAAGGGAACTGTTATAGTGTTTCCTTCTTTTTTATATCATCAAGTAATGCCAGTAACTAAAGGAACTAGATATTCTTTAGTGGGTTGGTATGAGGGTAATGATTGGATTTAGAGAAGGGCAGAACGAATGTCCTACCCAGTTTTTTCTCCGTCTTTCTCACTTTGATACATAATGTTTAGCCCTGCTAGGGTACAAAGCCGATTTTTCTCTGAAAGTCCTTTTGGAGTGATAGTAAAGCCTTCTTCTTCTTTGGCTACAAAGCCATCTTTGACTACTTCTTCTAAATGTTCTTGTGGAGTTTCTTCTTTGAACATTACTGACAGTATTGCCCCAAGTCTTTTAGTCTGTGTCTTTGATAGTGCCATTAGACTGAGTACCATTCTCCACCTTGAAACATAATAGCTTCTGCTTCTCTACGTCTAACTAAACCATTTAATACTTCACCACCTGCTTTATTCCATCTTCGCATTTGGGCAGGAACTTCGTCATACTTACCTTCATTTAAAACTTTTAACATTGTGCTTTCTTGAAGGTTTCCTGAACCTAAGTTAAAGACCCAAGCAACCAATGCATCAAATTGACATTGTTTTAAAGGAACTTTGACCATCTTATTTATATAATCTTCATATTCAGGCAGTTCTTCCTGTAATAAATGTTCTGCTTCATCTTGGTTTATTTTGTCGCCTTCCCTTACTCCTTTTATAGTTCCATATCCTATTGTCCATATTCCTACACTGTCCTGATACGCTTCTAACCTACAACCTTCAAACTTTTTAATTAACGAGATTCCTTCTTCGCTTATTATTTGCATTTTATTTCCCCCATGTTCCATCTTTTCTAACTCTTGCATTTTTTGTACCACCGTCATAAACACAAGCCAAACCTTCTTCAACCAATGTATCACCGACACTTTTGCCTTCCACATATAATTCACCTAATAATCGTCCATACTTATCTCTTTTAAGACAATGCAAGATAACATCTCCAACTAATAATTCTTTGAGTCTCTCTTTAGCTTTCAAACCTAAAGCCTTCTCTGCTGTCCTTTCAGGATATTTCTTAATATTTACCCTAGATTCGGCTGTATCTATTTTAGCAATTCTGCAAGATTGATTAGTTAAAGTGATGCCAAAGCCTACGTCTGTATCTAAACGAACAGAATCTCCGTCAATTATTTTAATAACCTTAACTTTGTAAGTATATAACTTTGGCACTTCACTCATTTCTTAGGTGCTACTTGTTTCGCCTTATGCACATTAAGAGCACACCAATCCAAGATACGGTACATCTTGCCTAAAAATTGGTCGTCTTTAGGTGTTGGAGTTAAGGCACACACTAATGATGCAGCCATAACTATAAAGGGAATAACTTGTGCTACTCTAACTAGCCACTCTATGATTTCTAACATAATTACCTCCTACTATGTTTAGATAATTCCGATTCTATAACAGATTATTCCTTTTTTGTATCATCTTCTTCTTTATCTAGACTTCTGTAATACTTAATAATGCTTAAAATATCCTTTGTATATCTAGTTATTTCAGCCATGTCCATGCTTAGATTTTCGTATTCTTTACTGGTTAAAGAATAATAAGCACGCTTCGGAGCATCTCCATTTTCAAGATTTTTAAGATATTCTTCCATTCTTTCTGGGGTCATAACCTCCCAATCAACTTCTGATAAACTCATAGGATATGGTAATGGTGGGTGATAGATAGGTGGTCTCTCAGCTATAGTTTTTACTTGCACAGGTTTCACTTGAGGTTGCATTAGAGAACAACTTGCCATAAATATACTCAAACTAATTACTGCTATGTGCTTCATCAAACTGGTTTGGATTACTTATCTTTTCAAGAGTTGCCATGACTCTTGCTGATGCTTTATTAATTCTATTCTGTAAATCTTCTGGGTTAGCTAACGCAGATTCATCTAAATCTAAGTTGGAAAATGTTTTTCTCAACCTATTAACGTCTTTCATGGCTTGTCTATTTTCTTCAGCTAAATTATTCATCTGCTGCTGTTGTTGTTTTGCTTGTTCTAAATGCCTTTCTATGGCTTCGTTCTGTTCTTCTATTTGTGTCTCAAGGACTATTTGATTCCCTTTCAGGGTAGCTATCTGGTCGTTTAGATAATCAATGTAATACCAAGAACTCGCTAATGATACTAATAACAATCCCCCTAGTATTAATGATAATTTCATTCCCATGTATACACTTGTAATGGTTTTTCTTTACCTTTGACCTTCAAAGGTTGCAACAATCTTAACTCATAATCACATTTAATGGCAGTGTTATATCCAATAACTGTATTGACACCTAATTCTTTACAAGCCGATTCTAGCCTTGCTGCTGTATTCACACCATCACCTAGACTTGTAAACCTGACAGATGACATCTCTCCTTTACCACCTATCTTACCTATTGAGCCTTGAGATACCCAGTCTGTATTTATACCACAACCTATGCCTAACTCTGGATAACCGTCTGCTTTTAGTTCTTTGTTAAGTTCTTCCATCTTTTCGTGCATCTTTAAAGCACACTCTAAAGCTGCGTTTTCATGTTTGTCTAAAGGAACTACTGAATTCCAACTGGCATAAATGCAGTCACCGATTGTATTGTCATGCAAACCGTTGGTATTATGTACTTGGTCAATCAACATTGACAAAATTCGGTTAAGCATGGCTGTTACTTCGGTTGCCTCCATTTGCTCTGATAGGGTCGTATAATTCCTAATGTCTACGAATAGGTGGCTTGAGTAAACACGCTCACCGTCTAGTTTTATATCTTCCTTAATAATCTTTTTTACCTGTCTTGGATGTAAATAAGAAGAAAAAAGTTTTTGTACCTGCTTTCTTTTTTTCCATTGCTCTCTAAATCTCATATAAAAAGCTACAGAACCAGTTATAAATTGAGATATTAATGCCCAAGTTACATCTATTAGTAATCCTTGTTGAATAGTCCAGAAGCCAAAATAAGCCGTTGTAAGCATCAAACCTATAAATAGTGTAATACCTAAGGTAATACCAAAAACGTACAGCAGAAGCCACGCAAATAGCACTGACAGGGCAAATATACCTACCTCTAGTGCTAGAGCATAGTCAGGAATATAAGGACTGTTTTCAATAAGTATAGATTCTGCTAATGCAGCCTGAATCTTATGTGGCTCCAAAAGTTGATTATTAGGTACAGCTAATTGAGGCATTATTCCTTTCGCAGTAAAACCAACAAATACAAACTTATTTTCTACATCCATTTCTTTGAGGTCTGTCTGTGGAGTATCTACCCACGAAACCCATTTACGACCAAGAGCATCAGTTTTTACAGGTGGTAAACCTTTTACTCTTATTTCCTCTATTCCTATTTCATTAGTTTTAATAACGTATGTATCAGTCCCTGTTAATATTTTTAATACTTCAGTACCATAAGCAGGAACCCAACCATCAGGAGTCCTTAGTAATAAAGGTAATCGCCTTATTAATGAATCAACTTCAACTCTAGCAACTGCTATACCTTGATTGGCGTTCTCTTTAAGTATATCTATGTTTTGAATAACTCCCTGTGCATCAATTCCACCTTTGTCATCACCCATAATGACTGTTCCTGTTGTCGGTGGAAAATCTCCGTTATCATTTTCAAACATTGCTAGAACACTAGGTGCATAAGATAGAACTTGAGAGAATTGGGGGTCGCCTCCGAATCTATCTGGTTGTGGAAAGGCAATAACCCAACCCACACCTAGTGCTCCGTTATTTAATAATTCTAAATGAATTTCAGCTAGTCTTTGTCTGCTTAGTGGGTAACCACCTTCTCTAGCTATATCATCTTCTGTAATATTAAGTATTGTGAAATATCCAGAAGGTTGTTGTTCTGGAACTAATGCATCAAATGTTTTTAGTTTTAAGGTTTCATAAGGAACATTTTCAAATACTAAGGGCATACCCAATAGAACTAAAAGAACTATTGGTATTAACCTCTTAATCATATTGAGTAATGGTTACAGTCTTGGTGCAATTAGTTACACAGTTATAGTTAGCTGTGAATGATTTATTGGTAGTTCCACTTTGAGTAACTGCTACATTATAGTCATCAGTCCAAAAATTAAGTCTTGCAGTATGATTACCTGAACCTGATTGATTTATAGACGCTGTTCCATTATCTGCGTCTGAATACCAGAACACATCAGCATCATGATTTCCAGAGCCAGTCTGTGTAATCGTTGTAACATTACCATCAGCATAATTATAGTTATAGACGTAAGCGTTATGTTGTCCTGTTCCTGATTGAGTAATGGTCGTAGTAGCATCATCTCCAAATGCCCATATTTTTGCGTACTTGTTGTTTCCAGTTTGTGATATTGAATAGGTAGTGTCATCTCCTGCCATTAATATTTCACCATGATTATCATCTCCATTCTGAGTTATAGTGGCTGTATTATCATCTTGGTCTAAATCTAAATATCCATAATTATCATCGCCTGTCTGGGTTATGGTGAAGTTATTGTCTGTGTGGTTAGACCATTGAGAATAGGCTTTAGTCGTATTTCCTGAGCCTGTAGTGGTTAAATTGATGGTCGCCCTAGTGCAAGTATGGGTTTGGTATATTCCGTTGCTTAAACCACAATATACAGTGGCATTATTTGTATATCCTACCTGCTTAATATTGATAAGAGAATCATTACCTTTTTGCTGAATAACAGTTGAGTTGTTTCCTGCAAAAAGGGGAAAACTAATCAGACTGATTAATAATAATCGTACCATCACCTCCACCATTTACTGTTATATTTATAAATTTTCCACCTGATAATATTTGAATGTTATAAGCACTCCTCTTTTCTATCTGTAAGTCTATCGTATTTTCCACACTTCTGAAAAAATTTAGCATCTCACCTTCTACAAAACTATACACTTGAGCCTTTGGGTCATAGCCTGCAATGATGCCTTCTAAGGTAACATCACCTATTTTAGAGACTTCATCTTCGCCTTCTATAAAAGCTAATAGGTCTATTAAGAAATCTACGTTTAATAAATCTATGGATAACCTGTCTATTTCCAGTTCATCTTCTTCTAATTCATCTTCATCAAAGTTTTCTTCTAAAAAGTCCACGTCCAATACATTAGTGCTTCTGGTGTTTTGTTCATCTACTGCTTGTTCTACTTCATCTGGTGGATTAACTATTAAAAGGTTATTAATGAAGTTTAAGGTCATATTTACTAAAGTGACTGGTTTGGTAGGGGGTGCTTCAGAAACGCTTACCATGGTAGCCTGAAAGGGCTTATTTAGGATTTCTATACCTGCTGCAGTCTCTACTGTTATTTCCCCTGAACTTGTACCATCTTCATTGGGAAGCAATATCACCAGTGATCGCCCTATTTCGTCTACTGTCGTAGTGAAGTCTGTGCCACGAATTGAGATGATTGCACTTGGAGTCTTGATAGATATATTCTTTTTATCTATTTTTCCTAGCTTACCTGTAATAAATCTAGCAGTACCACTAGCCATATTAAGAGCCAGTCTTGATTTACTTGGATTTGGGTCATAGATGTATTCATCAACAACTATTTTAGAATGTTCAGTCAATTTAATAACTGAATCATCTAAGAACTGTATAGCCATACGACCATTGCCAGTCCTTACATCATCATTACTAAGTATGCCTAAAGCCAACTCAGCTAATAATTTATCTCCACCATCACTTCGGAGAACTTCACCATTTCCCCTTAGTTCAGATATAGAGCCTATATCTGCGTATAAAGAACTAGATACTAACCCTATTAACAACCACTTGTGCATTGGTCAATGTTTATCGTACCGCTTGTAGAAGCTGCGACTATATTGATTGTGTCTGTTACACCTGATGCACTTGTTGTTTGGTCAATGTCTATATCGTTACTGTCTCCTGTAATACTGGCTGTTATGCTCTTATCATCAGTTCCTATCTGAGTAACATCTATGTCATTGCTGTTGCCATCTATAGTCCAATTATTGACTGCTCCAATAACCTCACTTCTGATGTTTAAATCATTAGAGTTACCAGTTATAACTGCGTCAAAATTACCACCTGTAGCAGCACTTGAACTACCTTGTAACCAAGTCAAAATGTTTTGGTTACCTGTGGCAGAATAGTCAAAGTCAGAACTTGTTACAGCACCACTACCTCCTGCAGTTATAGAGCTCGTATTAGAATCACCAATTTGGTACATAGTCCAAGAAGAACTTGCTGCCTGAGCTATAGAATTCGCCAAAGTGTTTGAGTTACCTTGTTGCTTTATATCAGCAGTTATTGAAGCACCTGCAAAAGTAGACCTTGTACTTGAAGTACCCACTTTATTAGTATGACCAATTTGATCTATCGTTAGATTAAATGCTCCACCACCTGATTGCGTGATGTAAATATCATTGTCTCCTGACCACAGATTAAACGTTGCTAGTATTAATAAAAGTTGTAATAAATATTTCATTATCCTCTTACTCCATCTATAGGGTTTGGAATCTCAATATAATTGTAATCCCATAACTCCTTTTGTAAGCCTTCCATTACTAACTCGTAGACTGCTGTTTCTATGGCAGACCTAACTGCATACCCTGTGGCTTCCGTCTGTGTATAGCCTGTTTCTATTTCTACTAATTCGGTATCACCTACTTCTGTAAATCTAAAAACATCTCTGCTTACACCTGCACTCAGTATTGTCTTGCTTACTGTTACATTCAATATAACTTCGCCTGTCTGTACGAGAACTGCCCTCATGGACACAGTTACATCATCTATTCGGTATTGGTTTGTATTCCCAATCCCCAAATACCTTGCACCATTTCCACCAGTCCTTATATCAGACTCATAGGAAACTATGCCACCTTCCAAGATTATACCTGCATATAGAATTGGCTTCAGTTTATTAGCACCTTTACCATCGTAGGTTTCTCTTGTTGATTTAATTAATTGACGTTCCTTCGTTAAATTGTTGAGTCCTTTCCTTTCTACAACCACAAACCATTCACCATTGCCTGCACTCCTCAATGCCTGTATTAAATAGTTTTCTGCCCCTTGTGTTACTGCTGTAGAAAATAAAGCCATTCTATTTGAAGGCTTACGCTGTCCAGTTAAGTCATCAAAATTATATACAGCCACAACTGCCTTTTGGTTAGGTGGTCTTAAGTCTAATAGTCGTTGTAAAGTTGTTCTCTCTACTCTTGCATCTTCAGGGCAAGTTAGTCCATGTAATAAACACTTATCTGCTCTAGGTGGTGCAAAAGAAGCACAACCTGTTAAGGCTAGTATTAGGATTATATTCCACAGTCTGCAGTACATATCCCAAATATTCCTATCGGTATTACAATTTCTGTTATAGAGCCATCTTCTGCTATAACTGTTAAGGTAATGAATTCTCCATCATTAGAGAATGTTATCGTATTACCTTCTAATTCTATTGAACCCCCAGTTCCTCCATCTTCATTAAATAACATATCTGATATGTCTCTAGATAGATTACTGAAAATACGACTCTGTAAATTGTTTAAGAATTTGTTGAGTGTGCTGTTTTCTATTTCCCTTTCTATTTCTTCTAATTCTGACTGTATTTTTTCAGCCAGTTCATCTCGTCTCTTTCTTTCCTGTTCATCAATGGTTAAATAATGTGCAGATGTTCCTACTCCACTGAAGCTAGGATTTTTAAATTCGTGAACTATCGGTGAAGCATTAACATTAATAGCAACCACACTTAGTAACAAAACTAAACCTATTATGACTGCAACTTCATTTCTGTTTAGTTTTGGTTTCTTTTGTACCTTTTTGTTTTTGCTCATTTTCTTTTAACTCCAAGACAGTGTTCACTTTCTGTTGTAATCGTATCATATCTTGGTCTAAAAGCCGTAATTGGTCGGTCAAACGAATTATTGTAGTTTTCATTTGATCTACTGCAGGGTCTATTTTGTTGGTTATAGTTTGCCAAACAAAGTAAACGAAATAGCCAAGTCCAACCACCATGACTGTTGAGAAACCAAACTTGTCTATTAAAGCAACTATATCCATTAATCTCTGCGAGCATCTATCTTCCCATCTTCTACAAAGTTTTCTGCTCTCGCTATCCTATCTAGGTCAGGTGCTAAATTTAAAGCACTAGATACACTTGTATCAATGCGAATCATGTCGTTATTCATTATTGATGCTCTTGTTATGAGCATGGTTGTTATTCCCTGTACTGTTTTAATATCAGCCACCAGTTGTCCCATAAGCTGTTTCATAATAAGAAATATAAAATATCCCATTACTAGACCACCTGCTATGGGCAAACCAACATCTTCAATTAAGTTAAATACTTCCACTATTTATCTTCACCTTTGAAACTTTTAGATGCTCCTGAAGTTCCTGCGTATAAGCCAAACCAAGCTGCACCTGCTCCAACTATTACTGATATTAAGCCTGACTGTTCAAACGTAGGATTAGGTAAATCCATGAACCAAACCACAGTGTAATATAGCAATACTATATATACAGTTAAAAAGGCTCTTGGAAATATTCTCCAAGAATCTACTGCTTGTGCTAAGAATATCCATTTCTGATGTGGGTTTCTCATACCTTCATCTTCCAACTCTCTGATTCTATCTTTTAAATCAGCTTTTTCCTGAAGCAGTTCCATGAATTTATTGAGGTCAATTTCCACCTCATTTCTATCCATGTCTCCACCAAATCTACCTGAACTTTCATTCATAGCCTTCTCCTTTGTTAAGTATTAAAAAAATAATTTCCATATCCTCAAAACCACAAGTATATCCAAATCCTTCCATTATTTTCTCCTATTTAAACATCAATATACCTTTCCATTAAGAAAGTTGCATCTTTGTCAGCCTGTTTATCTGATTGATTCATATACGCTGTGTACTCGTCTTTAGTGAATTTGTTTTCTATATAGTCTACAGGGTCTATTCTATCCACACAGGTTTTGGCAACTGAAGCGTAAGGGTCTGAAACATAATAACTAGACTGTCCTCTAGGAGTAAAATGCACAGAAGATTCGCCCTCACAGAATAAAAACCATGCCTTAGACGACATTACTGCATAATCATTGTGGTAACCTTTACCTCTTTTATCAGGATGAAAACAAGTTAGTATGTGTTCTGCTTTAGTACCATCTAACCATGTTCTAGTAAAACCTATAAAATCATTACTGGATTTCTCATATATCATCTCAGTTAAATAAAATGGTTTAGGAAAAAATGATCTAGGCAGTATGGTGTTATTGCCTGTTGGTATTCCTACTCTTTCTGCTTCTGCCTTAGTTAAATCGTTCATACCAGTATTTCTCCAAGTCAATTCCATCTCCTCTACCCACGTTGGAAATACCTTATCAAATTGTTTGGTTGGTACGACACCATCTGCTCTCCAATCTGCTCTTGCCAAAAGTATGTTGGCTTTATCTTCATCTCTATTCAACATAGGTTGAATGTAGATGTTATCACCTGTATATCTATAAGAAGCTATCATATTAAGACCATGATAATGAATAAGCGTGTGCTTTATAAGCAGACTGGTTTGAATGGTTAATCCAAGTTGACCAATCTGAAGCAGAAATACTGCTCCATCTCCAAGTGCCTTGATTGAATATGGGTTCTTCTTTATCTGTTGCTGTGTATAAAGTGTCTAGGTAATGACCAGTAGTAGGTAGCTTCATAGCTGACTTTGTAGCTTCTAAACCTTCAAAGTAAAATTTATGTCTTAAAATTCCTACTTCCTTATAAAATCCATTACTTCTAGCTGAAGGAGTTATGGCAGTAAAAGCCAATTCTATTGCTTGGTTCAAATAGACCAACCTATGATAACCAATAATACTATCATCACTGTTTTTACATATACTTAATAACATTGAGCCATGTCCTGTATTTGATTTTAAAGCTGCAGTAACTGCCAACCCATTAGCTTTATTTTCTCTATACCAATATGCTTTTTGTGAATCAGAATCTGGCGTTACGGAACCTATACTAAAATTAGCAGCACTAGCCAATGTAGCCATATCTGACTCTTGTGCTTTTCTTAGGTAAACGTTTTGTCCTGTTATTTTAAATGCCATTATTTCTACTCTCTTTCTGAGCCTTTTGGTCTGGGGGGCTACCCCGATTTAAAATCCCATCCTGAGCCATCAATTATTTGTGCTGATAGCGAACAAACTATACTGTTCAATGTAACAGTGGTAACTTGAAAACTACCTGCACTGACTGCCCCTCCTAAACTTACAGTTGCACTTGCTCCATTGCTTTGAGTAGTCATTGCTAATAAAGAAGTGTTATTTGATGTATTCACTGCAGCCCTTATGACTGTAGTCCCTAAAGATGTTCCTGCCCCATTTAACCAAGTAATAGTCCAATCATAAGTAGTCGCAGCAGGTGTTAAGTTGTCTGATAAATTAGACCATATTAATACTTGTGCTTTATCTACAGTAAATGTTGTTACATTAGTGTTCAATAAAGTAGCTGTACTGGTTAATCCTGTTCCTCCAATACTGGCAGGCAAAGTCCCAAAAGAAAAGGTTCCACTACTAACGGAAAGTGCCCCTGTTTTGCTTGATACATCTTCACCAAAGCCTCCTCTTGCTTTGGCTAATGTTCCTGATGTTACATTGCTTATATCTCGCATATCAACATTTGGTACGTTACCTAAACCTACATCTGATGCTGTTGTATTTGAGTTTAAAAGTGTAGATACGCTTGTCAATCCAGTTCCACCTCTACCTGCAGGCAAAGTTCCTGTTCCATCAGAACCATAATTAACAGTAGAGTTAGTTATAGCAGAAGTAGCTACAGCAGTACCACCTACTGTGTGATTAACCACTGAAGTATATGAGGAAGATGTTCCTGATGCCCCAACGTGTCTTATTCTAAAGTTATATTGGACACCCATTTCCATACCACCTGCTATGTTCACACTCGTTACTCCTTTTCCTGCTATTGAGTGTGTGAAATAAGTAGACCCTGAATTCTTTTTATATTGTACCTCTGTACCATTTACTAAAGGCGATGCACTATTAGTCCAAGATACAGTTACTGAGGTCATATTGAAGGCATCTACATCTAATGAGTCAGTTGCTACAGCAAGATTAGAAGGTGCTGCCATTGCATAACCACCTATTGCTAAATCGCTTCCCTGTGCTATAGCTGATGCATAATCACTGGTTGCAAATGTAAAGAAAGCCGATTCAACTTCTTTTAAAACTAATTGTGTAGCTAAGAACTGTGCATCTGCTTCTCCTCCTATTTCTAAATTTACAGATACTACCTCAAAAACCTTGGATGAATAACTAAGCCTACTATTGGTTACATAAACCCAATCAGCAGGTTGTAATTGCATAAACTCTAAACTTACCATACAACTAATAGTCTGTGTTTTTCTTTGTGATTTTAGAGCTATTCTCCCTATTCTCTGTGCCATTGTATGAGTTGTTGTGAATGGCAATCTAAGTTCCATTTGCTTAACGTAGTTAGGCTTATCATCAGCAGTTCCATTAGGTGTATCTTCTGTTAAATATGTTGCATCTTGATACACAGGGGCATCTGCAGCTATGTAATTATTGGCAGCGTCTATGTAGGTAGGTTTCACAGTATTATAAAGTGCACCAGTATTAGATTTAGTATCTACTGATATAGGGGCAAGTAAATCATCATCAGTTATAGTTAATGAAGGAGTTTGTGCTGCACCTGCAAAAAGATTAAATTTTCCGTTTACATAAGTTACTTTTCCTACCATTGAACTTAACATACCTTCTAAAACACTTGACCCACTTGCAGAAAAGTTTGTAAAACCATTTAGGGTATATCTTTTTTCCGTTGAACTTCCATCGGCTAAAGTAACATCTTGATCACAGATATTCGCAGCAGAAGCAAATCCACCTGCATTTGTAGTGTCATTTATTTCAGAACTTAATGCCTTCAGACCATAAGTTGTATTGGCGATATAATCTCTTATACATAAAGCAGGGTTACTGCTAAAGGCTGTACTACTATCTCTAGGGTCATATACTTTTTTTCCTTTAACTTCAAAAGATGCTGCAGGCATACCTCCACCAAACTTTTCAGAGTCAAATACCATTTGTATATACACATAAGCACAATCTAAAAACTTATCTGATGTTGTTATAGAAGATAGCTGTGCATCCATGTACCCATCAACAGCAGTTTGTGAACCATCCACAAATGTATATCTTATTAACCTTCCATTGTTGTCAAAAGCATTATCATTATCGGTATTAGTAAATTCTGCATTAGTAACTGTATAGACTGTTGAACCACTGATAGTGCTAGATGAAGTTGTTAAATCTATATCATTTAACCTTACACTTTCTAAACTTTGTATTTCATGTCCTGCTAAAACAACTACCATGTGTAGTAAATAATTATCTACACCTGTAGTTTCCATGTGTACTATTGTTCCACCTACACGACATTCACCATAGACTAACTGTCTAGGTTCAGTTGGTGCTCTCGCAGCGAACTTTGAGCCATAATTTGCACCTACAGCCTCTATTCCTTTTTGTGTTATTGAGCCTACGAATGCCATTGCTGCGATTGCCCCTACTGCATCCATAGCTTTTTTGAATCTTGTTACCCATGTCGCTCCACCAAAGGGTAAAATAGCGCCTATGGTAGAAATTATGACATACTGAATTACTGCTTTTACAGCTGCTTTAAGATGTTTAGCCATTTATCCTCCAAGCCTTAACTACTTCTACGTTAGTTTTCACTACCATTCCTTCATCATTAACACCTAAAGCGTTCACACCGTCAAATACACAACTTAATTCGCTTTCTTCCTTATAAACTCCAAAATCGCCCTTTTGTATATAGTTAGGTTTGACTTCTATTATGCCTGTGGTTTTCTTTATTGCATTAGCCATAGCATTAGCTAATCCTTTACCTTTCCCATATTCTTGTATTTTTTCCATGGCACTTTCTTCGTCTTTCCATGTCCAGTTTTTAGGTAATAAACTTTCCTTAGTCATAACCTTTATAAAACCATTAGTGAAATGTATACAGTCCCATTTACCCCATATGAAAGGCTTGGTTCTATTCTTTATGATGTATTTATCAAATGCTATTTCCCAGTCAGGTAATTTTTTCATAAGGTATCTACCTCATAATGTGTGTGTAGCGATCATCACGACCTGCACCACCATGCATACCTGTACTGTTGCTTTGTTTTTGACCCCAAGATATTTGTTTGTCCTGTAATTTTTGTACTCTACTAAAACAAGTATCTCCATTGTGTAAAAACTGTTGTGATTCTAATGTGTATCTAAGGTTAGAAGGTCTTTCCAAATCAACCAATCTGTTCTCACAATCAACATTTATCATGGCACCTTCTGGCGTATCATTAATAGTTAAATTAACCATGCGACCTTTAAACATGGTAAGCGTTCCTGCAACTTCATTACTTCCACCCATCAAAAAACCAAGATATACAGCAACTGGTCTATGCTGATAATTTTCTGTAAGTGCATAACTCATTACAGTTGAATCCATTCCAGATATAGCTATTGATATTCCTGAAGATTTCAATTCTGTGTTTTCTTCAGAACCACTAATTGTAAGTAATGAGCCTGCACCTGTATAAGTTTCTGAATTTATAGTTAGATCATCTCCTCCAGTCCATATTCTTATATCATCTGTATCAAATTCTGCTTTTACAGCTACAAATAAACTTTGGTGTTCTGCACCAAGTCTTGTTGTTATTGAACTGTCTAATCCTTGTCTTGTTGCCATTACACCACCTCCACACAAGAAAAACTCATTCCATATAATGATGACTTGTCAGCATCCCAATCCACTGAATTATCTACCAATCTAAACTTACCTTTTGGTGCTTGAAATAGAACAAAATGACCATTACTTAGATTTGACCTTAATTTAGGTTCTGTTTGTACTGAAAATTGGTCAGGACTAGCATCTGTTACCACTGCATCTTCTACTGCCATCACTAATTGTACTGGGTCTGCTGTAGCTGAAGCTGCACCCAAAACTCCTAAATAATCTCCTTTTTTTATAGTCCCAGTATAACTTCCTGATGTTTTTAGATTTAAACCTGTTGAACCTTTAACATTCATTTGAACTTTACAACCACTGGTAGAACTAACATTGGTTAATGTGCTATCCACTACCACTACAGTAGCACTGGTAACTGCTGTTATTTTATGTGTTCCGTTATTTTCTTCATTAGCCATTCCAGTAACATGAATGAAGTCTCCAACTATTGCATTTCCAAATGTACTTGCTCCTGCTGTAAATGTGTTCGTATTTGTAACAGTTAAGGCTACGTTGGTGTTAGACACCCTATTCTCGCCAATTAGGTGCGTGTGGTTGAACGTTCCTGTGTTGGTTAGGGCATCAGGGTCACAAAACTTAAAATAGTTCGTAGTGCCCTTTAATTGCAATAAGAAAGATTGCCACTCTACAGCTTGTGATCTGTTCATGGCAGGCAAAGTTACGTCAGCTTGCCAAAACACTGCATCAAATTCTTGGGTTAGTTGTTTACCAGTGAAAGGTGATGCTGTCTGTCCGATTGCTCGGAACAAGCTAAAATTACTTCTAACAAAGTTAGGAGTATTTGGCATAGCTATTAACTTAGCCACCTTGTAATCCCCTTCTAAATGCTCCTCCACGCATAGCAGCTTCTAATACTGCTCCTTTAGTAACATCTGATATTTGAGGTAACATCTTTGTAACCTCTGCTCTAACTGTAGGCACAACGCCTGTAGCAAAGTTTATAGATTGATTTACTATAACAGGAGAACCACCACCCATAGCATTTCTACTGTTCATGTTGTTCATTATTGTTCCACCAGTATTAGGAACAAATATTTCTGCTCCACGTTCTCCTACCAATGTAGGCATACCTTTTTGTACCGTTCCACCACCTGCATTTTTGCCCCAATCGCCCTTTACACCATCATTAGAACTACCATCAAATAAACCAGTACCTACTGTTCCTTTAAAATTAGGAAATATATTTGCTAATATTCTATTAACCACTTCCATTTGTAAAAATATAGCTATTATTTGGGAAACTATATTTCTAGCAAAGTTTTTGAATGATTCAAGTGCGTTTTGTCCGTCTAAAAGGGAATCAACAAAATCTTTAGTAAATGCTTGTGAAGTGCTAACTACTGCTTGTTGCAATTCTTCATCAAATGTTTTTGCTACTTCTCCTACAGTTTCACCTACATTATGTGTAACATCACCTACTTTATTTAATTTATTTTCTAAATCAGAAGTATCAATAGTAAGACCTTGTATTATTTCGTCAAAGGTAGCTGTAGCACCTATAGCTTCATCAAAGTCACCTATTATCTCTTGTATCTTTTTGCCTAAATCATCTAATGACTCAGTTAAATACCCTATACCTGCTATAAATAAAAATACAGGACTAGCTTTCATAGCTAAACTGAAAAGTTTTGTTGCTGCAGTAGCTACGGTCAAGCTTTTTACCAGTTTGAGTAAAGCTAGTCCCATAGAAGCTAATTTAACTGCAATAGCTATGCCCATTATTGCTATAAGTTCATCTTTAAATTTTTTGACAAAATCAAATGCATTACTTATTGCTTCTCCTGTAAGTTCAAATGCTTTTTTGACTACTCCACCTATAACTTTTGCTGTTTCTAAAGAATCAACTAATAAGACACTCATATCTCTAGCTAAATCTAAAAGAACATCATTTAAACCTCCTTGCCCTATTTCATCCATAAATAAGGAAGTAGCATCACCTAAGTTTGAAAATGCACCAGTTAAAGTATTTGCTCTTTGGGTTATAGCTTCTGGAAACTTAATTTCTCCGACAGAACGTACAAACTTCATAACACCTTCTGCTGACTTATCAACAGTGTCTGTTATCTCACCAAATTTCAAAGTTATTTTGTCGCCTTCTGTTTTACCTTCAAAACCTAAAGCCTGTAGTGATTCTATTGATGTTGTACCTGCTTTAAATATTGCTTGTGCTATTTGGTCAATCCCTACTCCCTGTGCTGCTGCTACATTACCTATTCCTCTCAAATCTTCTTCGGTAGGTTTGATGCCTATTCTTCTAAATTCAAGAAATGCTCTAGTAACTTCATCAATTTGGAAAGTGGTTTGGGCTGTAAATATTTTTATCATATCTAAAGCCTGTGCTGTTTCTACAGAACTACCAGTGTTAGCTTGTAATGTAGCTTCCAAATCTTCAAACATTTGGGTTGTCTTAACTATGTTCCTGCCTAAAGAAACTAATCCTACAGTTGCAAAAACTTTGCTAAGATTGCTAAAGGTAAGCATAGAAGATTTTGCTGTCTTATTAACATTACCTAATTGAGACTGCACTTTATTAAGACCTTGCCTAAGACCTTTGGTTTCAGCTTGTATCTCTATTATTAATTTATCTATTGGTGCTGTCATTATTCGTCTGGGTATAGTTCCATTAATTCATTTAGTTCTGATCTTTGTAAGGGTGCTTCTTTTTTTGCTCCGTTAAACTCCATAAACCCTTCTATTGCAGGATATATTTCGTGAAGCGTTGAGTTCCAAAAGGTTGCAGGAGACCAACCTATCATGCCAGTGCATATTTCCATAAACCTTCGTACTGGTAAAGTTTCTTCCATTAACTCTCCATGTCCTGAAGCTTTTTTTCAGATTCATCTTCTCCAGATTCCACCGTTAAAACGCTTGTTAAAAGTTCTGCTACTATAGATGTAGCAGCAACAATACCTGCATCTTGTATAATCTTAGACACTTTTCTTTGGTCAAAATCATTACCCCCACCTCTAAGTGCAGGTAATAATACAGCCACCATATCGGAAACTGATATATCTCCTTCTGACATTTTAGTTGCAAGTTTTATGATGCCACAGCCAACAGACTGCTCTATCGTCATAATTGCATCTATAGTTAATCTAGCCTTATAGGTTTTTTCACCTAAAGTTACTTCAATCTCGCCCTTTAGTGGGTTTGTCATCTGACTTCTCCTGTTTTGTACTTGCCATTGCAAGTTTGATTAAAATTACATTATCTCGTTCATCCACTGAACTAGATAATATTTTGTAGGTTTTGCCATCTACTGAAACCTCAGATGGTTTTTTTCCTAACTGGTTAGGCAGTTCAAGGACATCCCCCTTAAGCATAGCAGGGATGTCGCCCTTACTGCCTTTAACTTTTACCTGCTCCCAAGCCATGATTAGACTGTAGCGAATGTAATAGCACCTGCACTTTCAAAAGATACACTGTAAGTGACCTCTCCGTTGTACTCACCTGCATATTCTAGGGAAGTAACTTGGAAAGCACCTGTGAATGTACCGAAATCAGGAACTAAGAATTGGTAATTATTTTGCGTGTCTGCTAAAGCGTTAGTCTTTAGAGTTGTTTCACTTGCTCCATCTGTGAATACACCACTGCCTGAAACACTAATAGACTGAACCCCTGCGTCTGCTAATAAAGTTCTGTTATTAGAACTGTCTTTATTAGTAACGTCTACGGATTCATTATTAACTGTAAGACTTGTTGACCTTAGACCTGCTATTGTTGTGAAAGTTTCAGGAGAACCACCATTCCCCACTTTCATTAGCATTGCACTACCTTTTTGTGCTGCCATATTTATACTCCAATTACGAAAGTATTAGTTAGATACTTTCTAATTAAAAAAGCCAACTGGCATCCAAAATTTATTAGCAACAGCTAGTTAAGAAGTTCCTAATATTATGGCTCGGAATCGCATGACACCGTGCCTTGTTATCCCATCTGGGTCTATCAAAATGTCACCAAATTCAAACCTTAGATTTACTAAGTTATAACCTGTAACACTTAAACTGTAATCATGAAGCAAATCATGGATTCTGTCCATAATTTCTTTTGTTTCTTTGCTTCCTTTGTACTGTGACCAAATATCAAAATTAACTGTATATTCAGAACCATCTACATCTTTTGTTGAATAATCTATAGAACTATCCCTACCTATTGTTACAAATGGGTAGCTGTTACCTTCTTGTACTTCATCATAAACACCTGCACCTAATGTATTAGTTAGGTTAGAATCAGTGTTTAGCCTTGAATATAAAGCAGTTTGTATAGCAAATTGTCCTAAAGCCATTAGTCTATATACCCTCCCTTTTTAAATATCCTTTTTATTTGTGGTCTATTTTTTTCTAATGCAGGCTGCATATAAGGTCTCGGTCTCATATTCGTAGTACCAAATTCTAAATCTTTAGCATAAGGTGTCACATTAAATGAATTAGCTATTATCTGACCTATTACTTTTGTTCCTTCTGTCTTAACTTTTGTAGTTATACCTTCTATTAATTTACCAGTATCAGTTGCAGGTGCTTCTCCTGCTGCCGATGCTGTATGTGGTTTTCCTCCTCTCATGTAAGTCCTACCTGATTTATTACCACTAGCTATACTTTTTTTTGCTTCTCCTTCTACCAATGAAGCCGACCTTTGTACCAAATCTTTCAAATGATTTTCTGGATTAGTCACCAATCTTTTTTTTAATTTATTCTGCACAGCTTTGAGATTTTTTATACCAATTCTAGCCATTACAATGCAACTCCTAATTCACACTCTAAAACCATAAATCTGTCTCTATTATCAACATTCTTTATAGTTTTAATGTTGTAGTTGTCAGAGTCGTAAACTATCCTGTAGTTAGTCCCTATATCCCTTCTATAACGTATAATAAACTCGTATACGGTACGTTCTTGTACTTGCCCCTGCCTAAGTGTCTCTGAACCTGATTTCGGTCTTATATCAGCCCATAAATTAGCCAGAGTAGTCCATGCTTCCGTTAATCCACCACCTGTGTCTCTAGTATTAGTAGGTTTTTGTAATTCTATTTGGAATCTCATGTGTCCAATATTAGGCATGATTTTATCCTAAAGACATTAAAGAACTTGTACCAAAACCCTTTTGCACAATATAAGGTGCATAAAGCATTTTAATCATATTAGGTATTTGTCTTGCTTGAAGATATTCGCCCATATCTCCTCTATGCTCATACATATGTGCTATATGTTGCAACATTCCTAATCTTATGGGTTGTGGTACTGCATAAGCAGAAGTGTAACCTGCTACATAAATAACTTCTATAGCGTTAGCTACCCTTAAAGCTGAAGGAAATGTTTCTCCGTTTCTTAGAACTATCCTAGAAGGCTCTCTAGCAGTATCAACGTAGTATTTACTGGCTGCAAAGGTAGTAGCTGTGTCTGCATCATCATATGTTTTAACTGATGTAACACTTTGTACTGGTGCTTTAGGAAGAATAATATAATTTTTATAATAGTTTAGATCAGGTGCAGTTCTCATGCCTTCCCATAATGGGTCATCTATATCCAATATAGTATCTACAGTTAATGTTAAAGTTTGTTGCATTAGTGCCCTCCCTATATGTTCTTCTGCAAATTGTCTTGCAGCTTCTATCATAGGTCTTACAACTCTTTCATCTGTTGAATCTTCAACCCTTAAATATTCTTTTACCTCTTGTAAAGATAAAGGTTCTTCTGTGGGTGCTGTGCTTACTACCAATCCTGCCATTACATTATTACTCCTAATACTCCTGAAGTAATCAATACACCATAAAGACCCCAGATTAGATATTCAATGCGAACAAATCTAGCAGAGCCTGATTCCAACCTCTTTTCTAGATTTTCGTACCTAATAGCACATATTTGTTCGTGCAGTTCTAAAGCACTAACATCATTGCTTGGTTTCGCCATCTCCTTCATCTTCTTCTATTACCTCAACATCATCTTCTTCAGGTTTGTTGATTTCGTTTTCCATTATCCAATCACGTCTGCGTTCGGTATTGGCTACATTATCTTGTATATCTAACTGTAAATAGAGCATAGCTTCATTCAGTTTTGCTAATTGCACTTGATAATCTAATAGTCTTTTGAATTGTATTTTTCCTTCATCAGAAAAACTTTCATTCACATCTATATCTATTGTTTCACCATCTTCTTCATAACGGAAAGTTGGTTTAGGGTTTTCATTTGAATCGTCTTTGGTATCTACCATGTTTTTTCTCCTAAGTTAAAAAATATTATTTTACACCTATTGTTTTCTGAACAGAAGTAGGTGTTTTATCTTCTGTAATACGGTTATCCAAGGAAGTTTTAATGGCTGCAACTTCATCTGTGCCCATTGCAGTTTCTACCCACTTCTGTACGTTACTTTCTGTAACATCTGCAAATGCAGTGAATTTTGATAAATCTGAAACGTCTAACTGTTGTGAACCATAAGACTCAGCTGTATAAGTATCACTACCAGTCTTTTCAGTTGCTGATAACCTCCAATGTACATTGTAGATTACATCGTCTTGACTTTTCCCATTATCATCTTTCTTGGTTGGGTATGTATCAACAGTAGATACATTCCAAGTGTATGTTGTTGCCATGATTACTCCTAGCTATTATCTTTTATGTACTTATTACCAGTAGTTATTGCACCTGTATAAGATGATTTATCTGCACTACTTCCTTTTACATTAGGTGTATCATCATCAGAATCAACAGGAGCGTATTCTAGAATTGTAGATAAATGATCTACATTTCTTTGAACCATCTCGTTGATTTCAGCTTGAGTCATTCCTGTTGTATCAAAAGAACCTGCTTTAACACCATCTATAAGCGTTACGCTATCAGTAGCTGCTTTAAGTACCTCTGTTACTGTTGCCATATTTTTCTCCTTTATTTTTATTTAAAATTAATACTCTACTAAGCTTTTCCAGTTAAATCTAGGATTTCTACTTAGTTTCTATAATCTTCTCCAATTCTTCAACTTTTGAAGATAATTCTTGTATGGCTTTGGTCAACATAGGGACAAGTTTGGAATATTTAATTCCATACATTTGTCCGTCTTCGCTTATGTTAGTTATAAGATTGGTTTTGTCCTCTACTTTATAACCATATTGTGCTTCTAAAGCCTGTACATCTTGTGCCAAAAATCCACCATCAAGTTGTTCTTCTTTATGTGTTCCATCAGGAATTATGCTTTGATCTTCGCTATACAAACTACGTTTATCCCAACGGTAAGTTACTGGGACAAGTTGATTGATAAAATCTAATCCTAGCTCTAATTGTTTAACATCTGTTTTATCTCTTTTATCTGAAGCAACTGTCCAATCTACTTGAATATGAGCTTCAGTTATATTTTCATCACCTAAAACTATTTCATTACTGCCTGTGGTAATTGCTCCTCCTGGACTACCTGATACTCCTGCATCTTTTCCTAAAAATAAATTATTATCTCCTGTTGTAACTGACTGACCTGCCCCAATACCTAATGCAGTATTGTATTCTCCTTCAGTATTTACATATAAAGCTCTCCTACCTATTCCAGTATTTCCTGCACCTATAGTATTAGCAGTTAAACTTTGAAAGCCTAGAGATGTGTTGTTAGCAGCAGTTGTATTAGCAGTTAAAGCGTAAGCACCTACAGCAGTATTTGCTTCACCTGTGGTATTAGCACCTAGAGCTGCTTCACCCACTCCTGTATTGTAGTCTGCTGTTGTGTTAGCGTCTAAAGCATTTGCTCCAACAGCTACGTTAGCATCGCCTTCAGTATTTACATATAAAGCTCTCCTACCTAATCCGACATTATTAAATCCTGTTGTATTAGCATTTAAAGAGGCAGTTCCGACTGCTGTATTACTGTTAGCAGTAGTATTAGCTGCTAAAGCTCCGTACCCTACAGCTACAATATCACTACCTGTTGTATTGTTTAATCCTGCGTTTTGTCCAAATGCTGCGTTATAAGTACCTGTGGTGTTTGCACTTAATGAAGTATTACCTACTGCTGTGTTACTGTTAGCATTATTAGCGTCTAAACTACCTACTCCAATAGCAACGTTACTAGCTCCTGTTGTATTAACGTCAAGTGCTCCATATCCTATAGCTGTGTTATTGACACCTGTGGTATTGGCTTGCATTGCTCCTCTACCTACTGCTGTGTTACCACCACCTGTAGTATTTCCTTCTAAAGCTTGAGTACCAATACCTGTATTATTATCAGCTGTAGTGTTAGCATTTAATGCAGCATAACCCATTGCAACATTATTATCTCCATCTGTATTTAGTGCTAAAGCAGCATTACCAACTGCTGTATTTATCATACCTGTAGTATTCGCACTTAATGCACTTGCTCCTACGGCAGTATGACTACTTTTATCTGTATTAGCATCTAAAGCTTGCCTTCCTATAGCTGTGTTGTTATATCCAGTTGTATTTGCAAATAGTGCGTTTTCTCCTATAGCAGTATTACTACCACCTGTATTATTGTATAAAGTATTTTGACCAACAGCTACACTATAGTCTCCTTGTGTTCCTGAAGACATCGCTTGATAACCTATTGCTACGTTGCCTGCAGCAGTTGTAGCATTAGTTAGTGAATTTTTACCTACTGCAGTATTATAAGAAGCAGTTGTGGCAGTTGTTAAAGAGTTATATCCAACTGCTGTATTTGAACCACCTGTAGTGTTGGCATCTAAAGAATACATACCAACAGCTGTATTGTCAGCACCTGTTTCATTAGCTACTAAAGCTTGACTTCCTACAGCAGTATTATTAGCTCCTGTTGTATTTGCATATAAAGCTGCTGCACCTAAAGCTGTATTATGATCTGCTGTTGTAGCAGCTTGTAATGCTCTAGCACCTATTGCTGTGTTTTGATCTCCCTCAGTAATAGCTTTACCTGCATCTTTACCAAATGCTGCATTTTTTGTACCTGTTGTATTAGCTTTAAGTGAATCATAACCTACTGCTGTGTTGTCTGAAGCTGTAGTGTTAAGTGCTAATGCACCTTGACCAACAGCTACGTTATAGTTACCAGTTGTATTAGTCAATAAAGCCTCTCTACCTATACCAGTATTTTGTTCTCCTGTAGTATTTCCTGATAAAGATAAATATCCTAAAGATGTATTGTAACTACCTGTAGTATTAGCATCTAAGGCATAAGTACCAACTGCTGTATTCTGGTTTGCAGTAGTACTTTCTTCTAAAGCTTGTAGTCCTATTGCTACATTACTTGATCCTGTAGTAGTTTTTTGTAATGCTTCATTTCCTATAGCTACATTATAATTTCCTGTAGTTGTTTCTGCACCTGAACCCCACCCCATATAAGTATTCGAAGACCCTGTAGTAACTGAACCACCTGAAACATAACCAATTGCTGTATTATAAGTACCTGTTGTATTAGCATCTAAAGCATAAGACCCTACGGCTGTATTACCACTACCTGTAGTTATTGCAACACCTGCAAAATACCCAACCATAGTATTATCACTTGGTGAGTTTGCTACATTTAATGCTCCGTAACCTAATGCTGTATTTCTATCTCCATCTACATTTAATTTTAATGAATCTTTACCTAATGCTGTATTGGAATGTCCTTCTGTATTTGCAGCCATAGATAGGTAGCCTACGGCAGTATTACCAGTTGCAGTAGTATTTTCTTCTAAAGCGTGATAACCGACTGCTGTATTGTAAGAAGCAGTAGTGTTTTGTTCCATAGCTTGATAACCAATAGCCACGTTATAGTTACCCGTTGTATTTTCTTCTAAAGCATAATTACCTACTGCTACATTACTAGCGCCTGTAGTATTTGCATATAGTGCTTGTCTGCCTACTGCTATATTATTGTCTGCTGTCGTATTAGAATATAAAGCTAAAAGCCCAACAGCAGTATTACTATCACCAGTAGTGTTTGTGTATAACGGACTGTAACCAATAGCTGTGTTTCTTATACCAGTTGTATTATTAAGTAATGCTATTCCACCTATAGCAGTGTTTTCCTTCCCCGTAGTGTTATCTTCTAGTGCAGCATAACCTACTGCTGTATTATATGAATCTTCATTACTATCAGGATTGTAAGCTGTTAATGCGTTATAACCGACTGCAACATTTCTGTCACCTACTGTATTTGCATCTAAGGCATAGTTACCTACAGCTGTATTAGTATTTCCAGTGGTATTTGCTCCTAAAGCACCTTGACCAAGAGCAACATTCTGAGTACCTGTCGTATTTGCATCTAACGAATAAGCACCTATAGCTGTATTATTACCTGCTGTAGTATTTGCTCCTAAAGCATTATAACCTACTGCAGTATTATTAGCTGCATCAGTGTTAGCATCTAAAGCATAGTTACCTACAGCAACATTTTCTGAACCAGTAGTGTTAGAAGTTAAAGTATTATATCCAATCGCTAAATTATTATTGGCAGTTGTATTAGCTGCAAGTGCTACCCTACCTATTGCAATATTATAACCACCTGTAGTATTGCCACCTAAAGCATCATTACCTACAGCTACGTTACTTCCACCTGTAGTGTTAGCGTCTAAGGAATCTCTACCTATTGCTACGTTATATGCACCTGTTTCGTTTAATTCTAAAGCATCTCTACCTATGGCAGTATTATCTGATGCTGTGGTATTTGTTTTTAGAGCTCCATAACCTAGTACAGTATTTCCTGCTCCTGTAGTATTGGCGTTCATAGCTAAACCACCTACTGCAGTATTAGCTGTTCCTGTTGTTGCTGCACCTAATGCGTTGTAACCAACTG